TTCTAAGTTTGATCTAAAGTCTGCAGTGTCTATGGAAATAGATGGTTCAAGTGCAGGTTGAGGTGATACTGAATAGAAATCTATCGGAGTAGTCAGTTCTCTTACATCAGTTAATGTACTACCTGTAGTTGAAGAATCCTGACGTTGAGTATCTTTAAAATCATCAACAAAAAATCCAGATTTAAATCTATCAAAATTATCAGCGTCTCTTACTTGGAAAGTTTTAGTATCGAGTTCTAATAATGAAAGTGAGGTGACTACTTCAAGATTTTCAATTCTATCTTCAAGTTTACCAATATCTCTCATTGTATATCTTCTATTATCTACAACAGTGATTTTTGCATCATCTGTATTATAAAGATATGCTGGAAGTTCAATGGTAGCAATATCCATTGCATCTTCAACATTAATCGGAACTTTAGGATCTTTGGAAGATACACCTTTTATTACACTCGTTACACCATTTACACCTAGAACAACCTTATCAATTCTAGGTAGATAGTTTTCATATCCAATCAATGAACTTTCTTCTGGTGTTACAATTAATGGTGGATTCACACCTGCAGACTGGAAGTTTCTACTTGAGAATGTGAATGGTGAGGTATTTGTTGCTGTAAATCTTGCTACTCTAGGTCTAAAATCTAAAGTATCAGATGCTCTCGTACCAGATGGTAAAGTTGGAATATCACTTTTAAATGCTCCTGCTGGATATGAATCTACAGTAAAGACATCACCAGTATCATTACTTGGGACATCAAACCAATTAAATATGACTAATAATTGTCTAGATGGAATATAACCACCCTTTTTATTGATTCTACCATAATCGTAGAACTGATCTCTTTGTCCCTTATCTAAAACATATTCCTGAGTTATGTCTTGGAAATTACCATTGTCTACAACTTGAACTACAGATGTTATATTTGACTCTTCAAAGGTGACAATCTCACCCACTGTAAATTTAGATGAATTGAGATATGATATTTCTACTTTTGTAGCAGATGATCTAGTAACTATCTGAGCAACAGCTCCACTTGTAGATCCAATAACTCTTTCTCCAAGTATTGACGCTGTATCTAAATTTAATCCAGATGGGAATGTAATAGAATCTAAAGTTGGTGCAGAAGTATTCAACGATTCATATATACCTACAATTTCTACAACATCAGGTAAATTAAGTGATATTGAACTATCTTCAACTCTTGTTCCAAAATATGTGCTAGTTGTTAATCCACTAACTGCAGTTGACGCTGCAGAAACAGTTCCGTTTACTATGACCTTTTCACTCCTGATATATTCTTTCTTTTTGCTTTGGACACCTATCTTTTTAGCAGTTACATTTACTGTTACAGTGCTATTTTGACTTGCAGTCAATCCTGTGAATGCTACAGTTGCACCACCAGAACCTAAAGATACTTGGTCTGATGTTAAATCTTCAATTGATCCATCTGCATAAGTTACAAAATATCTTTCTGCATCAAAAGTTTCAAACAATGCACTTGTTAGACCAACCTTAGAATTACTTATTGCAATACTTAGAGCACCTGCTCCAGTTGTTGTTTGTTCTGTTATTTGTCTTGATACTAATAAATTAGAAGATGCTAAATTAACTGTTGATATATTATCGTCATCTATTTTTGAAAATAATCCACCATTATTTGTTACTATTGGAGATCCTACAGTTATATTTGTAAGTATTGTTGCAGCAGGTAGACCACCTTCACATACACCAGATACGTTTTGTACTGCCTCAACTTTAGCAGTTGTGACTCCAACACTTTCAACACGGTTGAAACTTTCTACTGCTTGACCTGCAACTGGATATCTAATTATGTCACCAACTTTAAGACTTGATATGATTTTTGCTTTTGGACTTGTTATCACACCTGTGCTTGTTGCTATTTGCACTTGATCTGCTACCCCTAATCCCTTTAATTGAGTTTTTTGGAGAACTACATCACCCATAAAATCAACTTCTATTTCACTATTAAGAGTATTAGAGTCTTGATATACAGACTTTACATCACGAATACCATGAACATCAACACTTTGAATTGATCTAATTAATGATTGATCACCATTTATTATGATTTGTTCACCTGTAATAAATGTTCCTGATGTTTGAATAAGTTTAACTGCAGTTGAATTACTTACATTTGACTCGACAAAACCTGTTGCTCCACTACTTACACCTTTAACAAAAGATCCTGCAGAACATTGGATTGGACTGAGTGCGGTATTAACTACAAGGTCTGTAAATGTTTGAACATCAAATAAATAAAGATCAAATTCTGATGATGCATTGGTATATGGTGCGTCAGATAACGAGAATGAATAAACTCTTGCAACACCAATTTGTGTTCCGTTACCAGTAGTTGCACTAGATCCCCTTCTCTTATCAAATAATTTAACAGTATTGGTATTTTGATTCAATGCTAACCAAGGTGTTCCTTGTACATTGTTAATTTTTAATTTTGTTCCAAACTCAAAAGGAACTAATGAACTGTTAGTTTTATCAGTATCTCTTGGTTTTTCAACATCTATAATACTAGTTCCAATTTTATCTATATCATAACCTTTAACATAGGCAGTTCCAGCAGACAATTTAACAGCCATCAGATCTTCAGATGGTGTATTACCCTGTTCAGTTTGCTGACCTTCAAAATATACACCTTCATTTGACTCACGATCATTCAATGATTCTTTTATTTCAACATCAAAATTATCTAATGAATAATTTCCAGATTCATCAAATGTTCTCTTTGCAAAGTAATCTCTAATTAAATTATAGTCTGATTTATTTTGTAACTTCTTTATTTCTCCATTATCTATTCTTAAAAGTTCAACGAAAGATTTATCATCATAATCATTAAGTGCTTTTTTAGATAAAGTTGCAGTAATTTTTAACCTATCTGCACCTGGTGCAGCGTAGTTTGAAAATCCTTTAGCGTTATCATAAAGTGATTTGTCATCTTTAGCAGATACTATTTCTTCTAAAATTGTAAGACCAACTCGATATGATGGTGTATTGGTGTATGGATCAAGTATTATATCACTCTTTGTAACATCAACAAATGTGCCCCTTACAAAAAAGACTCCCTGCCCAACTGATGCAATAGAACCTATTGAAGTTGCATCCTCAGATACCACTGTTGCAACAGTTTCACCTGCTGATACAGTTGTATTTCCATATGTAAATGTATCTTCTGTAATTAATATTTCACCATCTTCAAAACTTGCAATTGTATTATCAGTTCCTGATTGTGAATACTTTACATATAAAGTAACATCGGTATACTCTGCACCATCTGTTGGAAAGAAACAATCATTAACAACAGCAACAATTCCAGATGTTTGACCTCTTAATTTTTTACCATGTAATTGTTTTGTATATACAGTTACGTCTATACCTAAATGATCTGGATTTATTTTTACAGCATTATACTCACCATTGTAATTAATATTACCAGGAATCACCATTGATCCCTCTTTGAATATATGACTACCGAATGATTCTACCTGATTCTGTAATATTGATTGTAACTGCGTTAATTCTCTTGCTTGGACTGGGAAACCAGGTTTAAACAGCACACGATAAAAATTATCATCCTTATCGAAATCGTCAAAAAATGGGTTTATATTTAAATTCGTTTTTTGTGGCATTTTTTAGAATTCTAGAATGATTTTAACGTCTTCTTTTTGTCTAGCATTTCTTGTAATCAGTGGACGATTATCAAGATATACTATATCTCCTGACTTTTTATTTATCTCAGGATTAGACACCCCTTGTGTGAACTGGGTATCTAATGATATTAATTTGGTTCCAGTTGGGTTTGTACTAACACCAGTGAATCCAGTATCTATAGATCCAGTAAATCCACTTGAATTTACTTGATTGGTATTAGATGCAAAGGCATGAACCTTAGCGAAAGTAGATACTCCAACATAATCTGTAGTATCAAATGATGTTTGATTTAAAACATTAGATCTGTCTTGAACAAATTTCAATACTTTAGTGTCTACATCATATGCAGCAACAAAACCCTTTGCAGTTCCTCCAGTTACAACCTGAGTCACTGAATTACCTATAGTTGGAGTTCCAGTAGTGGTTGTAAACTTCAAAGCACCAACAGATGAAAATGTAGGATCAGTAAATGTTGATGTTGAACCAATAGATGTTGGGTTCTTAAGAATACCAATTTGTGAAAAACTAGTGTTCACAGGAAAATCATTAGTTGTTGATGTATCAAATCTTGCAAACACTAAGACTCTATCAGATCCTAGTTCTTTGTAGATATCACTACCATGTCCTTTTGATGGTGGAATGATTGGTATCAAACTTGCTTTTGTGGATGCACTTGTATTACCAATAGCACCTAAATCAACCATACCATATGTGTATCCTTTACCACCAGCAGAAACAACTGCGTTGGTAACTTTACCATTCACAACATCAATAACTACTTTACCACCAGTTCCGTCACCCAAAATACTGACTTCTTGACCAGTTCCATTTGCATATCCAACTCCCTGATTATCAATATAAACTTTTTTGATCTGGTTATTATTTACATCTGAGTCTCCATTATCTCTTACTGCTGCTATCTGAGAGTCAGTTGAAGATGACCAACTATTTGAAACTGATATAAAGTCTGTTGAATCAAACTTTATAATATCACTTGGAGAAACTGTAAATAAGTATTTCCAAAGATATCCATCACCACTAGTACCTGCTTTAGATGGTTCTAGATCAGTAAATGTAGGTTCATCTAGAGAAGCATTACCTGTAGTAGAAATGCCTGATGATCCATTATCAATACAGATATAAACTTTAAAATCAGTATTCATTACATAGTAGTTTGCATCGTACAAACGTGTAGATCCTGTTATAGGTGATCTATTAGTTAAACTATAGTCATGACGGTACATTTCATATTTTGTACCTCTTGACCAAGATATTTTTCTTACAAGTCTTCTAACATTATCAGATGTTACTTTTTTACCAAATGACATGTTGTCGCCTACAAAATTCATGTAGTTGACGTTATCAGTTGGACTTGGTGTATCAGTATTAAAATCAGTTGCTCTACCAAACCCAGATGTGGTTGGATTGGACAGACCAACAAATACGTAGTAAGAATTGTTAGAGTCTGTAACGTTATCTACAAAATTACTAGCATTTAATATTCTAAACTGATCTGTTACAATAGCGGCCATCGAATTGGGTTTTTTTCTATATTTATACGTTAGAGACTATGGTTATTTACTTAATCCACCAGTATCCCTTAAACCTGTCCCTCGTCTCTGTAATATTGGGAAGGTAGAAAGACCTGCATCTATATTTAACCCAGTTACTCCAATGGATATTGGAGAACTCGATCTTGTAAATCCAGAAATTTTTCCGAATGATAATGTTCCGCAAGGATTAGTTGCTGAACCAGTGGTTGCAATACCCACTACACTTGTAGTTGATAGAACATTACAAGTAATTATACCTGCATTTGCAACTCTTGAGAATGCGTCAACTTTATATACATTATTTAAGAATGTTGTACCTATACCAACTGTTGATGAATTGTGACCATCAATAGAAGTTATTCCAAATCCAGTTACAGTATCTGATACTAATATCCTATTATTTGCTGCAAGAGCAGCCATACTTGGATGAGTAACAAAGAATTCTAATGCAAGTGGATTACCACCAATACCTGTTGCTGTCTGTATTCCAGTAATGATGCCAGAGAATCCAGTTGCAACACCAGCATTAGTAATATTTTCAAGAGATACAGAAGGTAGAGCAGTAATTACTTGTGGTGGAATTGAATGTGTATATCCAAGACCAGGATTAGTAATATTTGCTGTGCCAGATAAAGATCCATTCACAACACTCAAAGTAGCAGTAGCAG